CATACCAGAAACTCCGCTTCCCATGGAGATGAAAATATTGTGGATGTCAATGGAGCCTGTGATAAGACCGATAGCAGTGCACAACACCAGTCCGCCTCCCAGTACAATAAATACATTAATTCCTGCAAGGGCAGCAACCAGGATAGCAAAGTAGGGAAGGGCGCGCACCAGGCTGTAGGAGTATGTTCCGACTTCAGCCGCTTTCCCGGTCCATGCAAAATACATAAGGATTCCGCAGGTAATCAGGGCGGCGGGCAGGGCAATCATCAGATTTTCACGGAATTTGTCCTTCATCTGACAGCCCTGGGTCTTGGTGGCAGCAATGGTAGTATCCGAAATAAAAGATAAATTATCCCCAAACATGGAACCTCCCACCAGAGCACCAAAGCACAGAGGCAGAGAAAGTCCTGCAGACTGGGAAATACTTAAAGCAAGAGTGCCCATAACAGTAATGGTTCCACAGGAGGTTCCCATGGACATGGATATAATACAGGCAATCAGAAAAATGCCGAGAACGGTCAGTCTTCCGGGCACAATGCTCAGAAGCAGATTGGCAGTATCGGCCGCACAGCCTGAGGCAGAGGCAACGCCGCTGAATGCCCCGGCAAGCAGAAAAATAAAAATCATAATCAGAATATTGTCATCGCCCATACCGGAAGCGCAGATCCGTATTTTTTCATCAAAGGAGATGGAGCGGTTCTGGAACAATGCAGCCGTCAGTGCAGCCATAAAAGCAACTACGACAGACATGACATAGAATCCTTGCACGCCTTCCTGAGGATAGATATATTCATAGTAAATGCCGGTTCCTATGTAAATGACCAGAAACACTAGGATTGGCAGAAGGGCAAGAACCCGTTGATCTCGTTTCATAAATAAAATCCCCCTATATCAATTAATTGTGTATTCTTAAATTTCTGCATTTTTATCACGAGGGCCAAAAGCTCTTGCCGTCAATGGCAGTATAGACAAGCTTTGGGGAGACTTTTGAGTTTCGAGGATAATATTTTGCAAAAACTTAAGATTATGTATTTTATAATAACATAAACCAGTCTATTTTCCTATACTTTCGTTTTAAATTCGTGTATACTGTATTAAGGTTCAGCCATGTAAAAGAGCCGCTTGGACTGTCGATTCAGACTGTATAGCTGAACCGCAGTGATACAGTCTGCATACGGGACGTGGAACTATGAGCTATTTTGCAAAATGAACGGAGAAAGTAATGACGACGCTGGAATATTTAGATGAATTGCAGAACAGGGCCAAAAAGGATGCTTCCATCAGAGATACACTTCTTAAAACAAAACAGGAGAGAAATCCGGTAGATGCCTTCTGCAGAAAATGCCAGGAGCTTGGCTATCCGATTTATGTAATGGATTTGATTCATGCAGGAGAGGAATTCTATGGAAATATGAGAAGAAGTACTAACGGAGGAGGAGAAAATTCTCCAAAGCTGGACGGGGAAGATGATTTTTATGAATTATTTATGGCAAGTCTGATATAGACGGAATCTGTATCTGCCGACATTGCTGCCGCATAATCTGATAAGAAGAGGATGGGAAACCTTTGGGGGAAATACATGATTTATGTGGTAAGACCAGGAGATAGCTTGTATGGACTTGCGGAGCGGTACGGTATTCCGGCAGATCAGATAGCCTATGACAACCAAGTACAAAACAGGCGTGTGCTGGTGCCGGGGGAGGCCCTTCTGCTTCGCGGCGTGGAGCCGGAACCAGGGCCTGTGCGGCAGATGGAGGTAAGCGGATATGCCTATGCTTTTATTGAACAGGAAATTTTACAGGAGGCACTTTCCTATATCAATGAGCTGTTGATATTTTCCTATGGATTTACTGTGACAGGGGATTTGATTCCGCCTTTGTACAATGATCTTCCTTTGATTGAGCAGGCATGGCAGACAGGAACAGAACCTTACCTGGTACTGACACCTTTTGGAGTGGACGGAAATTTTAACAATTATCTGGTTAAACTGGCGGTGACGGACGAAACCGTTCAGCGCAATCTGATCGATCAGCTCTTATATACCGTGCAGAGCCGGGGCTATGCCGGGGTAGATGTGGATTTTGAATATATCCTCCCCGAGGACCGGGAAGGATATGCGGCATTTGTGGGGAATCTGCGTATGCGGATGAACCAGAACGGCTACCGTGTATCTGTGGCTCTGGTACCGAAGACTTCGGGAACTCAGGCAGGACTTTTATATGAGGGTATGGATTATAGACTGCTGGGAGAGCGTGCGGACTGGGTATTTTTGATGACATATGAGTGGGGCTATACGTACCCCCACCTAGGTTACAGGTTAGATTGGCCAGGCAGCTTTGGATAGAGAAACAGTTCAAAGCTGGCTTTATTTCTTTCACCCTTTTTGTTGCGGATGTCCTTTTGATATTCCACCTTTTCAAGAACTTCCCGAAGAAGCTGGTTTTTCTGCGTAATGGATTTTGTAGTCCAGTACACATCCAGAACATGCTCTATTTTGGGGATAATCTGTTTTTCCGCCTGTTCCGCGGACCGCTTTCTCTGAATTTCCTTTTCCAGAAACGCTTTCTTATGAAGCAGCTCTTCTTTCTGGTTCTGTATGCGCTGGCTTCGTTCCAGGAAGATTTCAGTAGTATAAATCCCTTTTTCCAGAAAATCATAGATACGCTGATTCTGCTCATCCAGAGACTGAAGTTCTGCAAGGACAGCCTCAAGGGATGCTTGGTTCATAGCCCGTTCCTGAGCATGGAAATCACAAGGCTTTGCGGTCTGTAAGCTGAGCTTGTAATTAAGCAGCCATGCCTCCAGTACATACAATAATTCCTGTTCTATCAGTGAGAGAGGGGCAGAAATATTGTTGCAGGTGCGTTCCGGACAGCGGATTGATTCACAGTTTCGTCCGGCCGCGGGGACGCGCATCATCGTCCGGCCGCATTTCCTGCACTTTAGAAGATTGGCAAGAGGATTTTTTAATTCCTTCTCCCCAGGCAAGGGAGGCTGTGCGTGCGCTGCCATCTTATCCTGTGCCGCCTGAAAAAGCTCCATAGGAATAATTGCGGGATGCAGGCCGTCCGGATACATATATTCTCCGTCTTTTGCCTTCTTCCGGATTTTTGCTTTTACACCGTCTTTCAGAGTGGTGCTCTCGGCGCGCCACTGCCAGCGTACTTTACCGGCATATGTAATATTGGACAATATATCCTTAATTGTATGTCTGCTCCAGGAGGAGCGGCAGCGGGGTTTTATGCCGTGTTCATCCAGAAGGCCGCAGATACGGTACATTCCCAGTTCTTCATGGCTTCCGTCCGGATTCGTGAGTCCATGGACATACCATGTAAAAATCATATGGACGACAGGGGCCTCGGCTGGATTGGGCTTTAGAGTATATCCTTTATCATTTGCAATTTTAATTCTGTCATATCCATAGGGCGGGGTAGGAGAGATATATTTTCCTTCTTTGATAGATGCAATACGGCCCCGCTGGATACGGCGGGTAATGGTTTTATACTCGCGCCTTGACATGAAAAGGCCAAATTCAAAATATTCTTCATCAAATTCATTTCCGGGATCATAAACTTTGGCCGGGGTGATAATTTTGGCGTTTCCGTACTTGAAGGTCTCTGCAACGATCCCCTGATCTTTGGTATCTCCTCTGGCCAAACGTTCTACCTCCATGACGAGGACACCGGCCCAGCATCCATTCTCAATCTCATGAAGCAGCCGCTGCATCTCCGGCCGGGAGGATATGGTTTCTCCGGAGACAATTTCACGGTAGATACCGCCTATATTCAGATTCATCGTCTGAGCAAGCTGGAGCAGAGCCCTTTCATGACGCGCGAGGGTTTCTCCCTCTCCCCGAAGCTCCGCATCCCGGTCCTTACGGCTTTTCCTTAAATAGATACAATATTGTTCCATAGCGTTATCCTCCTGTTATACAAATTTTATGTCCGATTGCGGCGACGCAATCGAAAAATGGGTATAAAAAATACACCTGTTGCCAGATGTGTCCAGAATGTGGTATAATATCCTTGGTGAGGGGATATTGTTCTGGAGCATCCGGCGCAGTATCTGTAAAATCGGTCTCTGTTGGCGCAGAGGCCGGTTTTAATTTTATATCGATAAATCCAATCATGATTTCAGTGCAACCGGGTTCCTAAAACTACGATACACCATATCTCATCCGGAGAAACAATCCCCGATTCTTAATTTTTTATATACCGCCAAGATAAACGGAACACATTTTATTTAGATATGTTTATAGTATCCACGTTTTACTAATTGATTGGTAACATCATCATCCGGAAGTTCTGTTTCTAAAAGCGGTATTTCTTTACAATTCATATTTTCATCATAGTACACTTCAGTATCATATTTTCTATGTAGATAGTAGTGTATTTTTTGAGAACTATACATTGCTGGAATGCTAACGTAAATCATTGCCCCAAATTTTTCGATTGCCTTTTCTGGTATAAGATTTATACAAAGTTCTTTTAAAGCGTCTTTTTTGGCTTTTTTATCATATTGAATATTCTCGCTTTCTAACAATTTCAGAATATCCGTTTTATTTCCAAACATGATTTTATACTTATGCGGTTCGGCTTCAACAACAATTCCAGATTTTATCAATTCTGAAATATAATCGTTCGGTTTGGTTAGATAGGTGGGGCTTGTAGATCTGATATTTCTTGCTATTGTAAGTAGCTCATACTGGGCTGCTACTGACAGATTTTCCACAATATCAATAACACGGTCTAGGTCTAGGCGTACACATTCAGTTTTAGGTGTTGGAATAGCGTTTTTGTCACTATGTGCCGTTTCGCCCATCAATCCGAGTTCAATAGCGAGTCTATAAATATGTTTACACGGAAGTTTACTTCGGTGAAAATCACCACACGGACAATAATCTAAAAAAGTTTCATATCTTCCGTGGCTTCCCTGAAAATATCCATAGCAATCAGTAGGATCAATTTTCACAGGGGTAAGTTTTGCGGATTTTGCGGATTTTATCCGCTTAAAGGCATAATCTGTTTCATGAACAGATGAATCCCATGAGGATTCCCATTTTTCTAAAGCCTTTTCGTTCATACAATCTCTTCCTTTCGTTTATTATCATCGGAACCGCTGATGGTGCTTTCTTTTATTCGTTCGATAATTTCCGGGTGTCTGGTATAGTACTTGAAGCAGTAGGTTCCCCTTGTTGTGCAATTCTGGAGATCTTTTTTATATTTATTATCACAGAGGGACAATCTTTGCAATATATTATTCATAACAGCACATAATAAGTATATGAAAATCTTACTGGCTGACTATATGTACAAGCACAATCTAAGTGAGCGGCAGGTTTCCAGTGCAACCGGGATTCCTAAAACTACGATACACCGTATCTTATCCGGAGACACAATCCCAAGAATAGACACATTAGAGAAGCTTGCTGCGGGCCTTAACATCCGGATATCTGACCTTTATGACTCGTATTACAAATAAGTGGTCCGATTGCGGACCGATTTTCAAAATCCTGTCAAATTTCACGTCTCCGATCGTTAATAGTATATAAGGAAAAAACAAAAGAACAAATGTTCCAAATAATATTGAAATCGTCTGTATGATTTGGTATTATAAAAGAACAAGTGTTTGCAAAAGAACGGAGGCGGTACATATGGATGCAGATAATTGTAAAAAGATTATTATTGAACTGCTTGAAGAGCTCAATGAATTTGATATTGTTTTTTTACAACAGCTCTACACATTAATAAAAAAGCATCTTAAAAGGAGAGGGGGACGTTAGTCCTCTTTCTTTTTTTGTAAATTTTCTAACAGTTTTGCACTGGCATTTCGTAACACTTCCTGAGATTTTGGAGACAATTCCTGATATGTGTTCATAATTTCTAAAATAATCTCATAAAAAGGGTTGTTTTTACCTTCTTCCAAAAGATCAGAGACGATAGAAGCGGTTTCTTCTTCCTCTGGTAATTCCCGGAACATGTTTCCTTCACCAGTTCGTAACCAGTTTTCATTTATATTAAATTCACGGCAAATAGATTTAAGCATCTGCTCAGTGACTTTACGGTTACAGCTTTCTATATTTGAAATTGCAGTTCTGGTTACACCAAGCCGCTCACCGAACTTTTCCATAGTTAGATTTAGTGTTTTTCTGATCTCTCGAACACGATCATTCATTGAATATTCCTCCTTTCATTAATTGCTATTATACACAGCAATGGTAGCTTAGTCAAGAAATAAAGGTCACAATGATAACAAAAAAGTATTGACAAAGGTATCTAAGTGACTTATAATAGTCACAACGATACGGAAAGGAGAAAAATATGAGCGAAGAAAAAAGAATTCTCATAGTAGAAACAGTCAAGAACCTTAGACAAATGGACAAGGAAAGCCTGTTGATTATCAAAAGCGGCTCTGAACTGTTAAGGGCCAGGGATGCGCTTGATTCCAAAATGAACGCTGAACCGATAACAGGATAGGAGGGATTCTATGGCGATTGTAAAAGAAATAGTACATGGTGAGTGTAAGTCACATATTCTCGATGACCATATCAGGACAGATCCGGAGGAAGTGAAAGGAATTATAAACCGGATTGAGTTAATTGCTTATGAAGTACTGATGGAGAAAAAAGCGGAAGAGGAATCCAGGGCATCCATATAGGGATGCCCTGATAGGACAAGCATACGGCACGGGAAGCCCGGCGGCGGGCAATCAGTTTTTTCCAGAACAAATCCCTCACTAAAGTAACATAAAAGATTTTGATAACCCGGTTCGACTCCGGCCCGTGCCATTACAGACGCAGAGACAGAAAAAATGAAAGGAGGGAAAAGGCGTGAAGAAAGAAAAATTCCATATCATTTGTCAGGCTCCGGAAAAATGTAGTTTTTTCCAGATACCGGGCTATATTGTGGCAATGGCAGAGGTAAGGGGCGGAACGTGGTGTGCATTTTTTGACAGCAGGCTTCATACGGAAGAAAGCATCAGGAAAAATAAAAAGACTATAAAACTGCATTCTGTTTATCCATGCTGGTAGGATGCTGTCTTCTTGAAAAGAAAAGAGTTTTCCGGACAGGAGATTTAGGAAATTACAAGGGGGATACAATTAGGAATGATTGGAGAAAGAATGGACAGAAAGTTTCCGATAATGACGCAGGAGATCGCCCGGTACCGGAAGAGCCTCCGGATAGGGGAAATGGTCCGGGCGGAGCTCAGAAAAGCAGATCCGGAGCTCCGTTTAAGAAAAACGGCGGCGGACTGCGTGATCGTGAAGAAATATCCGCATGTCTGCATCGTAAAAGATCGGTACGGACGCCAGGAGTGCGTACAATATGTGGAGCTGTTTATGACAGAGAGGAATATGGATTTGCATGAGAAGGATAAGTGAAATGTACCGTCTGTCGGGAGGCACGGTTCCCGGCCGTATCTGCCGGGACTGCGGAAATTGCAGGAAAGAAAAAAACGGGTACCGGTGCCGGCTGTATGAGGAAGGCGGAGGGAGTGGAGTCTGGAAGCCGCATTTTATTGCCTGCCAATTCTTCAACCTGCAGCATCTTCCGGAGTACATGAGAAAACCAAAGGGGCAGCAGGACAGTTGTCCGGATGAGGGGACTCAAATGAGCCTTCAGGATTTTCCGGAGTTTGTATTACAGGGCAAAGATCCGGAAGAAGAATGACAGAATAGAAAGCAGATGGGAAATCATGACATTTCGAAAGGGGTAAAGGAAAGTGAAGAAATTTGAACTAACCGAAGAATTTGTAACTGATGTTTTTGGAAAAAAGTTATTCCGCATCAGGGCGTTGATGTCATTTGATGATGTGAACGCGGGGGATTTGGGCGGATTTTTAGAGAAAGAGGAAAATCTTGCTCAGAGCGGAGATGCTTGGGTTTACGGAAATGCCTGGGTTTACGGAGATGCCGAGGTCTACGGAACTGCCAAGATCTGTGGAAATGCCAGGATCTGTGGAAATGCCAGGGTCTATGGAGCTGCCAAGGTCTACGGAGACGCCAAGGTCTTCGGAAATGCTAGGGTCTATGGAGCTGCCAAGGTCTACGGAACTGCCGAAGTCTACGGAGCTGTCAGGGTCGGCGGAGCTGCCGAGGTCTGTGGAAATGCCGAGGTTTGTGGAAACGCCAAGGTCTTCGGAGATGCCAAGGTCGGCGGAGCTACCAAAGTCTATGGAGATGCCGAGGTCTGTGGAAATGCCGAAGTCTGCGATGCCTGGGTTTACGGAGATGCCGAGGTCTGTGGAAATGCCTGGGTTTACGGAGATGCCGATTACACTTATATACACGGATTTGGTTCTATACAGCGAACGACAACTTTTTATAGACAAAAAGACGGGACCGTGGGAGTGATCTGTGGATGCTTCACCGGGAATCTTCAGGAATTCCGGGAGAAGGTGAAGGAAACCCATAGGAACAGCAAATATGCAAAGGAATATCTCATGATTGCGGATGTGATGGAGCTGCATTTTGAAAAGGAATCAGGCAATGGTTAGATCGGGATACATAAAAATAAAAGCGGACGGTGAACTGGCGAGGCTGTCCGCTGTAGCGGAAAAGAAAGAATAAAATTCCAGAAAGGAGACGGCTTCCCGGGAAGATGCGCATCGGCTCCTTAAAAGATGAGAGGTCAGTTAAGTTTATTTGAACCGGATTTTATCAAGGATACAGACTGTACAAAAGAGACACCTGTCATTTATGGAAAATCGGACAAACCTATTTATGGGAATGGAATAAAAATAAAACCAAGAGTTCCGGGTCGAACCAACTCGGAGCACATGAAGAAAATTAATCTGCGGGAACTTTTACCGCTGGAGGAATATGATCTGATAACAATTCTGCTGTCTGGCGGAAAAGACAGCATCGCCTGTTATTACAAATTGCTGGAGCTGGGAGTTCCAAAAGAAAAAATGGAGTTCTGGCATCATGATATTGACGGCGGACATCCGATCCGCAGAATAGACTGGCGGTGTACCCAGAGCTATGTGCAGAGCTTTGCGGAGGCAGAGGGAGTGCCGCTCAGAGTATCCTACCGGGTCAATGGATTTTTCGGTGAGCTTTACCGGATAGGGGCATCGGAGCCGGTGGAGTGGGTGGAGCCAGGTACCGGGGAGATCATGCAGTGCAGGCTATCCGGCAGCTATCTGAAATGCCTGGAGCTGAAAAAGAAATGTACTGAGGATATGGAGAAGAAATTGAAAAAGTACGGCCACCGGATGAAGTTTCCGGCAAAGAGCGGAGATTTGAGCCGCCGATGGTGCAGCGCTTACCTGAAAATCATGGTGGCTGATTCTGTCATAAGCAATCTGGATCGCCTGGATGAACTGGCAAAGCTGGGAGGCAGGCGGCATAAATTCCCGGCAAAGGGCAGTACACATGAAAATGTGAAAGTCCTGGTAGTATCCGGTGAGAGACGCGGAGAAAGCCGAGGCCGGTCAATGTACAATGAAATGGAACTGCACCGGACAAATGCCGAGAAAAGAGCGCACAGAACGGTTCATCATTGGAGACCAGTCATTGACTATTCGGAAAAAGATGTGTGGGAGGTTCTAAAACGGCATAAGGTCAATCCGCATCCGTGTTATCGTGCAGGATGGAACCGTTGTTCCTGTGCTATGTGTATTTTCTCCACTCCGAAGCTGTTTGCAGGAATCCGGGAGCTGTATCCGCAAGAATATGCTCTGCTGAAACAGGATGAAAGAATCCTGGGTTTCACACTGGACAATAAATGTGATCTGGATACATTCGTAGGGAATGCAAGGTCCTGCGTCCATCATGAAGATAAACAGGCGCTTAGAAGCCTTGTGACGGGAAAATTTACAGTAAATGATGTTTATGTGAAAGATGTATGGATGTATCCTGCGGGGGCATTCCACGGGGCAGAGGGAGGGCCATGCTGATGCAGGCAGTAATGAGATATCCCGGAAGTAAATGGGGCATTGCAGATTGGATTGTGGATTTTTTTCCGGAGCACCATAGTTATCTGGAAGCGTTCTTCGGAAGCGGCGCGGTGCTGTTCAATAAGCCTCGAAGCAACATAGAGACAGTAAATGATTTGGATGGGAATGTAGTCAATTTGTTCGAGTGGATTAGGAAAGATCCTGAAAAGCTGGCCCATGAGATATACTATACCCCTTATGCCAGACAGGTATATGAGCAGGCCTTTAGCCGGGAGCCGGAGGAGAGCTTTGAAAAAGCAGTTAATTTTTACATCTGCCTGAATATGGGACATGGATTCCGCACCACCGGGGAGAAAGTCGGCTGGAAGAACGACATACAGGGCCGGGAAAGGGCATATGCGGCGCAGGGCTGGAGCCATCTTCCGGAAAGAATATATCAGGCGGCGGAACGGCTGCGTGGGGTGCAGATTGAAAATAAGCCGGCAGTGGAAGTAATTCAAAGATTTAACTTTCCAAATGTCATTGTTCGGCTGAAATTTGTTGGTGAAGTAAGTATGAAAATAGGATTGATAGATGTGGATGGCCATCATTTCCCCAATCTGCCGCTGATGAAATTATCGGCATGGCATAAGCGCCAGGGAGATACCGTTGTATGGTATGAGCAGATGAAACACGGATTCCCGTATAAACCGCTTGACCGGGTGTATATGTCGAAGATATTCAGCTTTACGCCGGACTATCCATATTATGTGAATGCAGAGGAAATAGTCAGAGGCGGCAGCGGATACTGTATTAAGCTGGCAGAGGGAAAAGAAATCTATCACAGAAAAAATGATCCTGATCTGCCGGAAGAGATTGAACATATATATCCGGATTACAGCCTGTATCCGGAATTGACGAAAGATACGGCTTATGGATTTATGAGCCGGGGGTGCCCGCGCGGATGTGCATTCTGTCATGTAGGCTCCAAAGAGGGAAAACAGGCATACAAAGCGGCAGAGCTGCCAGAGTTCTGGAGAGGGCAGAAGAATATTGTTCTGCTGGACCCGAACCTGCTCGCCTGCAGGGAATGGAGGGATATCCTGCGGCAGCTGATAGATTCTCATGCGTGGGTGGATTTCTCACAGGGCCTGGACATCCGGTTAATGACAGAAGAAAAAGCGGAACTGATAAAGCAGGTTAAAACAAAAAATATTCACTTCGCATGGGACAGGTATGAGGACAGGGACTGGATTCTGCCGAAGCTTAAAACATTTAAAGAACTGACAAAGCTGGATAAGAGAAAGTTATCTGTGTATGTTCTGACAAACTTTGATACGACATTGGAACAGGATTTGGAGAGGATTTATACATTACGGGATATAGGCTATACCCCCTATGTGATGATTTACAATAAGCAGAGTGTGAAAAAGGGAACGGATCTGAGGAGACTGCAGCGATGGGTAAATTCCAAAGTTGCCTTTGCGGCGGTCAGGAGGTTTGAGGAATTTATATGATAAAAGGACAATTAAGCCTGTTCCAGAATGAAGAGAAGCCATGCGGGAATAAGAAGAAAGAGAGATTCGCAGACCCGTCAAAGACGTTTGACGAACGTATGAAACGCTTCCTGCACTATATGGACACAAAAGGGATGGATGAGAGGTGGATTGAGATGGCGCCAGGAGAGATCTGTATTATAATTGATTCCTTGGCTGATTACTATGATATCGCAATCCGGAATGTAAATGAGATGGACGGATATGCTGGGGCGGTATGGAAGGACAGGTTAGAAAAAATTAAGAAAATTCAGACAAGGCTGGAGAATTCGGTGGGGTATAGCAGGGACAGGCAACTGGAAAAATGTATGAGACAGAAGTCACGTAATGTCGGTGACGTCGGGGAAGATGCGCTTGTGCTGGCAGCAAAAAGAAGGGCGTGATACACATAATTGGACTATAGTCAATAGAGTAGACACATTTTTGTGAAATTTTTTAGAAGATTCGTAATATAGCAAGGAAAGGAAGCAAAAATGGTATCTTTTATGGAAAAAATGGTTACCTCTGATTGGCACAATATATCACACTAAGCCATGATGAAAATAAAATCCGATTGCAGGGCGGTGAAAAGCCGCCCGGAAAGGAGGGAATCAGCTTGGCAAAAACAAAAAAGCTGACTAACAAAGAAAAAAAATATAATGCGCAGCTCAAGAAACAGATGCAGGAAAAGGGAATCCTTCCGCCGGACAAGCCGAGGCTGAACCGGAAGAAATTTATAGAAGAAGCAAAGGCAGAATGGCAAAGCAGGGATATGAAATGTTTATGGGATGTATATTTGGTAGAGGCCATATCCTATATGCTGATAGATAAAGAGGGTATAAGCCGCAGAGCATCTCTGGAAGCGGTAGGAGCTGCCAAAATCCTGAAGCTTGCTGTCCGGCTTCGGAAATTTACGGAGATGGTCAGGGAACGGGGGGACAGTGAATATAAGGTCATAGAACAATATGAGTATATTAAGGATATTCTGGATGCTTAGAAATAAACAAAGGTGCAGAAATGATATACCTTTATGGAGGGACTAAGGGAAAATGAGTAATAGCAGACTGACACAGAAAGATAAACAAGGAAACTGGTGTGTAAAGGGACTTCTTTGGAAGGAACTGGAGCCAGGGACATCCATTACCAGGAAAACTCAGGAGAAGCTGTATGGATGCCTTCATAAACTTATGAAATATGAAGAGGCAGGGTTAAGTCCGGAATCCTGAGCGGGGAAGCAGAATTGTAAAATTAAAATCTGACGGAGGTGTGTATAGAACGTGACGATAGTGGACGAAGCGATCTCCTACTGCGAAAAAAAAGCAGCTTGTGCGGAATGCGCTGCAGACTATAAGCAGATTGCGGAATGGCTTAGGGAACTCAGAACACTGAGTGCCAAACAGGCTTTGAAGGAACCGGATAAAATGAAAGGACATATCCGGTGAAGAATCCCGGATTGTCTGTTTCAGACTTCCGTGCAGATTTTTCAGGTTTTGGAGATCTGATATTTTCAGAGAAAATCATAATTAATCAGAGTAAATCCAAATAAATCAGAGTTGGTCAAAGTAAATCCGGGAAAATCAGAGTTGGTCAGAGATGAGGTGATGTTTTGGACAGACTGGGATTTATTATTCTGTCCGTTCTGCGGACAAGCAGAGCCATAAACAAGGTTTCCTCCATGTCCGTATATGAAATTATGGAGGCAGAGAGCTTTAGCCAGAAGGAAAACACGGTATATAAAAAAATCAGAGGCTATGAACGATATGGTTATATTGGGCGCGGACTGAGGGAAGGCCATGCTGTTACATTTTATATAACGCCGGAGGGTTGTGAATTTTTGGAAAAGGAAAAGAAAGGAGAACAAGACTATGAAAAATAAGATTGCATTTATTGCAGTTGGCCAGGCGGGAGGAAACATTGGAAGACTATTTGAACAGAAGGGATTTTCTGTGCTTTATGCGAATACGTCCCAGGAGGATCTTGACACGCTGGAGCATGCAAAATTCAAGTATCATATTTCCGGCGGCGAAGGCTGCAACAAAGACCGCAGGAAGGCGAAACAGCTTGTGTTTGAAGATTTTGACAATATCGCGGCGGAAATCGAATCGAAAATCAAGGCGGAAATGATTTTTATTATTTTCGCCAGCGGCGGCGGAACCGGTTCGGGTGCCGGGCCTATGCTGGCCGATCTGCTAATCGACGAGGGGAAGATGATTGGTTTGATCACGGTTCTTCCTGCTCCTGACGAAAGTGTGAAGTCACATATCAATTCATACGAGTGTTTTTCGGAGCTTACGGAGATCGCCGGAACTGGAGCCTGCTTCATCGTTGACAATGCGAACGGGGAAAAACTGGGCCTGAATTCTGATTTCGCGGAGGCATTCGCGGCCTTCCTGGAAATCCCGGTCAAACATAAGAGCATCAAAGGGAATATAGACAAGGCAGAAATCGAAGAAACCCTGAAAGCGCATGGAATGGCCGTTGTAGTACGCCAGAAGGCTCAGGAAAGCTCTGAAATTATCCAGGCGATAAAAGATAACGCCTTCGCGCCGCTGGAAGCAGATCGGGCCGTTAAATACATTACAGCGTCGATGTCCGGAAATGTAAATATGGCGGATCTCGAGAAGGCAATCGGAACGCCGATCGACAACTTCCAGACATTCAACGATCAGGAAACGATTTGTTGTGTGTCCGGCCTTACATATCCGCAGACGCGGCTTGGCGAAGTTTATGACAAAGTGTCGGAAAATAAAGAATTGATTAAAAAAAATCTGGCAGCTACACGGGAAACCGGATTGAAAAAAGATGTGAACTTTCTTTCCGATGCGGAGCCGGCAAGGAAAAAAACCGAAGCGCTGAAGCCTAAAACAAGGCGCGACATTATGAATAAATATTTATAGATTGGCGGTGATTTTTTTGGATGGAGTTAGTTGGATAAAGCTTCGGGTTGATATGTTCGACGATGAAAAAATCAAGATCATTCAATCCCTGCCGGAAGGCGACGCGCTTCTTGTTATTTGGATCCGATTGATCGCTCTGGCCGGCAAATGCAACGCAAACGGCCTTGTATTGGTCGAAGACGAATTTCCATACAGCGATGAAATGTTGTCAGTGATTTTTGCGAAGCCGTTAGCCACGGTCAGACTTGCGCTGAAGACCTTTGAAAAATTTCACATGATAGAAAATACCCAAAAAGGGGTTTATATAACAAACTTCAAGAAACATCAGAACGTCGAAGGAATGGAACGGATCCGGGAACAAAACCGGCTCCGGAAACAGCGTGAAAGGGCAAAAAGGAATGATTTACGCCTGGAAGAATCAGCTTCAGGATTTCCGGTCCTTCCTGATTCTGGCACTGGAAAAAACAATGACAATTCACGCGAAGTCACAGATATGTCACGTGACAATTCGCATAAAGTCACAAATATGTCACGTGACTCGTCACATGACGTCACAGATATGTCGTGTGACAATTCACATGATGTCACAGATATGTCACGTGACAGGTCACGTGATGTCACGCAACAGATAAAGAATAAGAATAAAGAAATATATAATATATCTTCTGACGAAGATATTGTTGGCGGAAAATCCGCCGACGCGGATCTGAACACGGTTCCCAAAAGGCATCGGATCGATTATCGGCGCATAATTATGGATTTTCATGATACTTGTATAGACTTTCCGACAATTCGCGCTATGTCGGAAGTACGGAAAAAGAAAATCCAAACACTGTTAAACGAATTTGACAAGCTGAAAATCTGGCCTGACGTGACGAGCTATGATAAGCTTCACCGATTATTCCAGCTTGCACAGGACAGTGATTTTCTTTCCGGGCGGGACCAGAAATGGAACGGGTGCTCTTTTGACTGGATTATTAATAAAACAAACGCGCTGAAAATCGTTGAAGGAAATTATGAGAATGAAAGAGGTGTGAGAAATGCAAGGGCTGACACAGGAGCCGGAAACAATGGGAAATCTGGCAATGCAGACAATAGACCACTTGAAGGAACTACGCTTGGCGCACTCGAACGGTACCGGAGAAACGCGGGAGCCGCAGAAGATTTATGATTGCCGGAAATGCCGGGATACCGGGTATTATGAGATTGAAAAAGACGGCTATACGCTCATGAAAGAATGTGAGTGCGGAAAGGTGCAGCGTGAGCGGACAGAAAGAAAATTGAGGTTTGCAACTATACCGAAAGAATTTGAGGGGCAGACGGTTGATAATTTCCGGACGGACTGTTATTCCACGCCGCAGGCGCGGGAGCTGGCGAAAATGGCGAAGCTGGTGGCCAAACGGTATGTTGAAAAGTTTCCGGAAATACAGGAGCTGGGGAAAGGGTTTTATTTCCACTCCAACACAAAAGGGAGCGGTAAAACGCGGCTTGCCGTGTCGATCGCAAATGATTTGATTAAAAAAAATCTGGTGGTTGCAAAATTCTGTACCACAATCCAGATATTAGACCAGATTCGGGAAACCTGGGGCGGACAGGAAAAAGGGCAGACCGGGCAGGTATCCACGGAAACGCGGCTGATACAGGACATTATTTCGGTTCCGGTGCTGGTTATTGATGATATAGGGGTCGAACAGCCCAAAGACTGGATCAATGAGCGGTTTTATAACATCCTCAACGGTCGCATGAATGAAAAGCGGATCACGATATTTACAAGCAATTTCCGCATAAGTGAATTGCGGCTGGATGATAGGATTGTTGACCGCATAAATAAAATGGCGCTGCCTATTGAGTTTCCGGCAGAATCAATCCGGGCAGTCATAGCGAAAAAGGAGAATGATGAACTTTTGAATCGTCTGTTAGGAATATGATTATCGCAGTAGATTTTGACGGCGAGTTGACGAACGGACACTGGCTGAATACTGGCGAACCAAACACAAACGTGTTTATTAGGGGGGAATTAGATGAACGACAATGAAAATAAAGTGATTGACAAAATCGAAAAATTATTAGCGCTGGCCGGTTCGGACAATGAAAACGAAGCAAAGTCTGCCATGGTGAAGGCCCGTGAACTTATGGCAAAGTATGAGATCAAGCGAGAACAGCTTCACGAAGGCCAGGAAGAAGAACGGCCGGTCATTCACTATACATCACCGGCGTTCCGTGATGATTGGTGTCAAATGGTCGCTTCTGTAATCGTGGATAATTTCAGATGTCGGGCGATAATAACTCATTACCGCCGATCTGGCGGAGCCTATCGGATTAAATTCTTTGGATATGCTGAAGACGCGGAAATTTGCGTCAATATCTTCAATTATGCCGTGAAGGTTATTAGAAAGCGCTTCGCAACACTACGCGCGATTTATGCGGACGTCGGAAGGAAATTCGACAGAAATGAAAAAATGAATTACGTTGAAGGCTTCTGTTATGGGCTGGAAGAGAATTTTGAAGCTCAGAAGGCGCAAAGCGAATCCTTCGCCCTGGTTCTGGTTACACCTCCGGCCGTGGAAGAATACGTTGACAATATCCCAGGACTGATAAAAAAAGAGAATCGCAAATACGAAACCAATGCGGAACATGCGCTTCTTCGCCGGACTGGCTACCTTGACGGAAAGGCATTTCAAAACGCCGGCGATAAAGAAAAAATTGTTGGGTAAAAAATCCAGGTGGTCAAATGAGTTTTGACAAACGCAAGGAAAAATATTCCGTCATTGTGGAAGGCGAAGAATGGACGAACAAAGAATTTTTGGGGAAGGGGAAAGAATGAGCCAGGAAGAAAGAATCAAAGAGTTTATGAAGGGAATGTCAGAAATAACAGCAAAAACGGGCATTACCTACGCTGTGGAAGACGGGCAGAATCTTATTGTATTTGATGCGCAGAATAATGAGCCGATTGAACTGGAAATCATGGTCGGAACGGAAGTTGTGAAAAAAAATGGACTGACATCGATCACAACCTTTGAACGGTCAAATATAAATGATGATCGTCAGCTTGATTGATGTTTTTGGAAAAAAGTTATTCTGCCAGGAGATTTAGAAAATTACGGGAAGGGTACCATTAGGTGACATGAGAAGGATAAGTGAAATGTACCGTCTGTCGGGAGGCACGGTTCCCGGCCGTATCTGCCGGGACTGCGGAAATT